TTTTACGTGTTGTTTACCAACATTCCACGAGGTTCCAACCAAATGATGGATACCTTTAAAGACTATGCAAGGGAAGCGTCCTACAAAGCAATTGTGGCTGACAGTGGTATGATGATTCTGTCTTGTTTGATAGCCTCTTATCTTGTGAATCAAAGTCTCAACACAAATATCATTGTGTTGGCCTGTTTCTTATACGTGTTGCCTTATGTGCTATACAATTAATTATTCAATGTCCACTTTCCTTGTCCCCAATTGGCCTTGATTTTATAGATATCTAAATTTGGATAATATTCAACAATTCGCATCGTTCCTGTATTGTAATAGTCCGTAGGTCCTGTAGAAATCCATCCTGAATAATTATCTAGTAGCTTGTTGTTTTTATCATGGTGGAATATATAATCTTCGTCGCCGTTTAATTTAAAATGCATGCAATCCTCCTCCTTTGTATTTTTTTTGCTAAGTAAAAACTCACGGAATTCGTTGATGATTTTCTGGGAATAGATACCTATGTTCATTGAAAAATCCTTGTTTATTTTTATGGTGGATACGTTGGTCAAGTTTATGGATTTTAGCTTGGATTGAAAATGCGGACCTATTTTACAGGTATCATGTAAGTATACATAATGTTCATTGTTATGACTGCATGTTTCTAATAAAGTAATGAGTCCAGTATAATCTATACTGTTGTGATTGGCACGAACATAGATGATTCCATTTTCTTTTTTTATTTTATACGTATCTAGTTCATAATGGCCGCCAATGACCACAATGACATCACAATAATGAAACCGGTGCTCTTTTAAACTCTCTAATAAATGGTTCAACGCAACCGTAGAGTTAACATGAGAATTGATGACGACTTTCATAGTTTGGATTCATATTATTTTATGAAAAAATTGAAATAGATTTATCTAGAGTGAAAGAGTGTGCAAAACAAAATGCCTCGCCTCACCGTTTCCATTGACTCTACCGGCGACGCCAAGGTGACTCGGTCCAAGCGCCGGGTCAAGGTTCATTCGGCAACGTTCCATGTAGATGATATTACGTTGGCGCGGGAGGAGAAGAACGCCAAGATTCGGGCGGCCGAGAAAAAGAAGCCTACCCAAAAACGCGCCATTCACCGAGCGCGCGACCTCAAGCATTCGGACCACGGTCGTGGAGAAGAGGGGGTGGTAGACATGTGGCCAGAACACTTTGGGTCCATGCTCACATCGCGCGTCGCCAAGCCGTTTGTCGTCATCCACACGATAACAAAAACGGTGTTTGACAAGCTATGGTACCCAGCGACCTCATTCTGCACCTTCAAGCCACGGACCGTGGTTTCCAAGGAGGTCGTTCTACGAGGCACACTCTACGCAGGAAACAAGAACGACGACATAACGGTCATCCGCGAACTCAAAGGTAAAACCTGTTACAAAATTGCTGACTGCCCCTTCCAGGATTTGGACGACACGTTTGAGAACTTGTTCACCGAGGACGGACTCTACGAGCTCACGTTCTAAACACGACAAGACACACACACGACGTATCTCTATACAAGCTGAGATACAACTTTTTTATGTTGCGTATATAAATTGATATGTTTTTCATGCGTCATTTTAAGTAGGATGAAAAACAAAAAATTAGGACAATATTTTACGACGGACGAATCGTTGCAGCGGTGTATTTTTGACCACGTTCAGCACAAGGGAGGACTTTTGTTGGAACCGGCTGTCGGGGAAGGTCATTTGCTGCTTCCCTTTTTGAACTACGATGCCAATTATCCTATGGTGTGCTACGAAATAGACAAACGACTTCAGCCCATCGTTCGGCTGAATGAAAATCAAACCATGATTTATGCAAATTTTCTTCAGAGTACCATTTTTACCAAATTTAAAACCATTATAGGAAATCCGCCCTACATTAAAAATTCAACCGGGAACCTGTATTTAAAGTTCATAGAACGATGTCTAGACTTGTTGGACGAGGACGGAGAAATGTTGTTCATTGTTCCTTCGGACTTTATTAAAATTACACATTCGTCGGCACTTCTTCAACTCATGTCCACCCAAGGAGGATTTACGCATTTTTGGTTTCCTAGAAAAGAAAATCTCTTTGAAGATGCAACCATTGACGTCATGGTGTTTCGGTATCAAAAAGGAGTGTTTCCATCTACGGTAGAGGTCAATGATGTCGTGTATCCTTACCATATTTATAAAGGTATTCTTACGTTCACTCCGCCGTCCGAAGTTCATGTGCATGACGTATTTGATGTTTACGTAGGAATGGTATCCGGTTTAGATAGTGTTTATAAAACCGACCTGGGCAACATTCAAGTATTGATGGACAAGAACAAAACCGATTCCTTCATTTATCTTACCTCCTTTCCGAGTCCACGAAAAGATATAAATCATTATTTGGAAATGCACAAACCTCAATTGATGGCACGCAAAATCAAAACGTTTACCGAAAAGAATTGGTTTGAATGGGGAGCACCGCGAAACATTTCTACGATGGAGACCCATTATGGTTCGCCGTGCATTTACATGTATTTGTTGTCCCGAAAAAAAGAAATTGCGTTTGTAGGGAAGGTTCAATACTTTACTGGAACCCTCTTATGCTTGATTCCCAAAAAAAAGACCAATTTAAACAAAGTGGTAGATTACTTCAATAGCGAAGCCTTTCAACGACACTACATGTATTCAGGTAGATTTAAAATTGGTCAGCGTCAATTATTGAATGCACCCTTCATATGAATTCATCAAAGATGAGACGAGACACCTCTTTGAGGCGAAGGGTCTCCACTTTTTTAAGATACTTTTCCTCAGGTAAATCTTTCCATTTGGCAAGGTCTTGTTCATACGCAGCACGGTTGAATCCTTGTATGTTTTCAAGGACCAACTCAAACACCTGCGCAATCGGCTTCATCAATTGGTTGGTTATGTAGAAAGCGTAATCAATGTCCAATTTATTCTTTTCAATGAATTCCGGAGTTTCAATGCGGTCGCCTTGCAACTGCCCCTTTTTTCGTGGAATGTCAATGTAAACGTATTTGATACGGTCACCGGATTTAGGCTTGTTGCCCGGGTCGCGAACACCGATTCGGTCGGCCAATACTTTATGTGCAATCTGCAACGGATTTTTATACCCTGACCGTAGAGATTTGGTAATGATAAGGTCGCTCATCAAAATTTGTTTGTTCACGAGTCGTTTCAGTTGTTGTTTGACAAACAGGACGGCATCGTCCGTCTTGCCACCATTCATGAGAATGTCAATCAATCCACCATAGACGTATTTCACAATCCGAGCGTTATCACGCCGTTTCAACACAATCCCCATGCTTTTGCGATAACACTTGTCCGAATCGTCTTCGTAAAGCATGCCAACATATCTTTTTTTGGATAGCAACACAAAGGGAAGAAGCACCTTTTCAAAGGCAAGCTTGTGAGGCGGCTTCAAGCAATGCGTAATCAAGTCTCCTGCTTCCGTAGAGAGTTCAATCGTGATACCCAACGCTTGTTTCCCGGAAATGCGTACACCATCTTTGAGGATAGTATATTTGACAAACACTGAATCAGTATCTCCGTAAATACATTTCGCCGTGACGTTGACCGTTCCCATGGACGTTTCGCAATCCCGATGGTCGTAGACGGTTTCAATGACACTCTTGGAGAAGAGAATGAGCATGCGTCCTACGGCCGTGCAACAGGCTGCCACATCCTTGTCGTAAAATTTACTGGTCTTTGCTCCCGTCTGTCCGTAGAGTGAATTTGCGGTCACCTTGTAAGCCAACTGACGATTGTCCAACATTTTTCTCAGAAAGGGATTGCTTTCCGTCGCCATCTTTTTTCGTGTATCGCTTCGGGCTTTCAAGAGTTCTTCTAGAATGGACGGCATGATGGCCTTCCCTACGGCAAATTGAGCCCATCGCACGACGCGTTTCCCCGATACTGTGCGAATTGCCCGACCTTTCGGCGTCAACCGTTTATACATGTAGGTATCGTATTCAATATCAATGTAGGTGTATCCGGGTAAATTGTCATAGGTAAACACACCGTTCAGACTTTCTCCTTCCTGACGCAAGAGATTTCCATTCAAATCATATTCTTTGGCCCACACCTTACTGTCCGACGATAGACCTTCCGAAATCATGCAAGAAGGATACAGGGAATTAAAGTCGTTGACTCCAATCAGTTCTTCATGGTAGATGCCACATTCCGGTTTCAACACCAACGCTCCTTCATACCCCGTGTCAAACTCGGGCGTTTGAAGCACGGGCATCAACATGTTTCGTTTTCGGCATTGTTTCGCCATGTAGCTTTGTAGCTTGATGCCCTGACCGCGCTCTGTCAAGAAATCAATAGGGACACTGCAAATGTTTGCCATTTCAATGAATCCTGACAACATGTCGGTTTTCTTGAACAAGTGGCTCACCAGCCGACAATCCTGAACACAGTATTTAGCGACAATAGCACGGTCTGCATTTGTCCCGGAAGACAACCGGAAAATGTCGTGATGGTCTACGTCATCCTTGGCCAATCCCCATTTGACTTGTTTGGTCATGTCAGGTGATATGACCGACGATACAACAAAATGGTCTTTTTCTACACGAATGACATTGAACTTCTGACCGTTTCGGTAATACTCGGACGAGTGTGAAATTTCTTCAAAGACAACATAGTTGAAGGGTTCCAGTCCCTGCATGTTTTTAGTGTAAATGGTCGTGGTCGTATCCCCGCGTTCTATACGCGACACTTTATCTCCAATGAAGAAGGTGGACACGAAATCCAGCTTGTAGGAATCAAATAAATAATCGCGTCTGAAAATGTTGTGCAAATCAAACTGAATCCGTCCAGGAATCTTAATGTATTCCAAATTGTATTCACCGCTTGCCAACACGACGGTCTTTTTCTCAATTTCAATCTTGTCTTCTACGAATTTGGCAGCCATCATGTCCTTGTTGCGACTGAGAAGAAGGAAATCATCTACACAACCGGTTTCCAGAGACCGTTTGAACATGAATTGGTAATCAAACCCAAATGTGTTGTATCCAATGATAATGTCGGGGTCTTCGCGCTGAATGAACTCCGTCCATGCCAACAAGACTTCCTTTTCCGTATCGTAGGTTTCAATGACCGTATTCTCTACAGGGTCGCATCCCCCCAAGACAATACAATGGTTTAAGGAAATGTCTTCCTGACCATACGAAATGAGCGTGCTGCCAATGAACGTCACCTTGTCGCCTTCTAATTTTGGAAAATGTTCATTGAGCCATAGACAAATCATCGTCGCGGACGGTTTTTCGGTCGCCAAGACACCCTGAAGGGTATCCGATTGAATCTCGTCCTCTTCTTCTTCCGACTCTTCGTCGGAATCGTGGACTACCGGTTCTTCTATGATTTCCTTTTCCACCACTTCTTGTAAAGGAATGACGATTTTGGTCGTCCAATGTGTCTCTACGCGATGAACAATTTCTTCTTTAGAAATCATCTTTTTAGGTTGAACAGGAGTAATGTCCATGTGCGTCTCGTATTGAAATGCCGCCAACAACAAGTGAGACAACTCGGCAATGGTAAGCCGTTTCTTTCTCGCCAGGTCGGCAATGCTTTCCGATAACTTTTTGTAGTCTTTGATAGCACGCGGAAAATCTCCGTCAAAACTACTCGCTTCAATATCAAAACTACATATCTTCAACGGAACAATGGTTTCCTTCTGCGGAAGAGCTTCCAAGTCCTTACAGGTGACGGAATAAGAATATGTGCAGGTGGTTTCATGTTCGCACTTGTGGGACGTGGGATGAACTCGTATCCATCCGGTCGGACTGATTTCCTTGATGTGAAGAAACCGCAACAGAGGTGGAATGTCTGCTTCGTAGATTTTGTAAATTTGGCCCTTGAAAAAGTATCCCCCCGGTTTCAACACTTTCTTGGACTTGTCCTTTTTGTCTTCTGTATACCACATGTTTCGTGCCTTGTAAAACGACGACATGCCCCGAAATTTAAAACAGAGGAAATTGTGGTCGGAACAACCATCAAATCCATTCAGTTTCTTCTTCCGAAGGAGAGCGCATTGAAGAAGTGAATCTGCAAAATATTGACCCATGACACTCTTGACATGGTCTACAAACATTTGTTTGTCCATCTTAGTGTAGTTTTCAGGAACCATGACGTAGAAATACGGTTTGAAATCGGACACTTCAATAGAATATGTATTTCGTTGTTCATCGATTCCAAACATTTGTATGTTGAACTGTTTGTTGTCGCCGGAGGCAACCGAGACATCTTCCGCGACATACGTGCGAAAGTCAAAGACGCGCACCTCCATGTTGTTATACGTAATGACCCGGGGAGGCGTTAAATCAATTTAATAATATGTTTGGAGGTATCGTAAAAGAACTTTACTAAATTGATTTAATAATTCGTGAATACCTTGTAGTATCCATGGAACTTTCTACCCATCAAATGGTCATGGGATACATCTTGTATTACATCAGTCCGTATTACATGTCCATCCTCTTGTTGCGATTGTTTGGTATATACTACTATTCCATTCGCGGTGACAAAGATACCATCATCCCTGTTCTTCGGAATTTGACTCCGTATATCAACACCCTCTACATCAAAAACATTAATGGCAAACCGCACAAGGAGGGGTATTTTTGGTGTAAATATGCCGTCGGGTTCATTGACATGGACGAAGACCGTATTTCTATCATTACACGACCCAGATTTTACGAAAAACTCACCTGTGTAGACGACCATACAGAGATAAAACAATGCATCCCCGAACCCGATACTCCTAAAATAGACGTGTACATTCGCAAGGGGTCCTACAAAGGGCTCTACTACAGTCGGTTTTCCATTGACATTTCTCACATTCATCCAATTGGCCAGCAAAAGGAAATCGTAGATGATATCATTTCTATTTATAACCAGCAACAGAGAGCTACCGTATTCATTCATGGTATTACGGGGGCAGGCAAAAGTACAATTGGGTATCTAGTCTCCAAGTATACTTCGGGTTGCTACTGTCATTCGTTCAATCCGACCGACCCAGGGGATTCTTTGACCTCGTTGATGATGGACATTGGACCAAAAGAGTCTCCCATTGTTATTGTTCTAGAAGAGACCGATGTTATTTTAAATGCCGTTCATGAGGAAAGCATTGTAAAACACGTGGAAATGCCCACTCTGATTCATAACAAATCATCCTGGTCTACTTTCCTGGATGATATGATATTTTACAAGGGAGTCATTTTGATTCTTACTAGCAATACGTCCAAGGAAGCCATTGATTTCATGGACACGTCTTATTTACGAGAGGGACGTATACATAAAACGTATTCTATGACGACTCCAATTTCTCTTCATGTACCTCAGGAGGAGACGGCCATTGACAAAATGGAGTAGATGCAGACGTAGACTTGTCGCATGCTAGAAGGAGGGTCAGTGCCTCCAAGCGGCGTTGAAGGGACGATTTTAATTTAATGTCTCTGGACATTTTTTTCCATTTCCATTCAAATTGAAGTGCATCTACCCAGGTAGGAAATCCAGATACATAACACACACGATTCCATACTTCTCCCTTGTCTACGTATTTTCCTGTATACTTGGCTCCTCCAGATCGCACCTTGTTGTGTTGGGACAACCTGCGATCTAAATTGACAGTAGCACCAATATATGTTTTTCCTGAACTAGATTCTAGTAAATAAACATACTTTAAACAAGATAAAATTTATAGAAGAAAGGAATACAATACGTAGGTTGTCACTCCGACGACGAGCGAACGAACAATAAGCGACATTTCCGTATCACGCACACCCAGCTGCTTTACGAGCGCAAACATCTGGGACGATGCAGCTACCAAGAAAACAATCATAGCAACAACACTAACAACAACCGCGGAGTTCATACTACTACATTATATTTTTCCTAAAGAATGATGTGAACGTAAATGTTCCAATTGAATCTGTCCGTATGTAGAATTCAACTCGTCCATGGTCATTTTAAAATAATAAGGAATCTCATACATGCCCTCTTTAGGTGCTTCTAAAAAATCAGTGGCCACAACATATTTGATGGACGACAAGGAACAGACACTATCTGGTTTACAGATACAAACATTCCTAAACGACGAGGCCAATTTAAACAAAAATTGGATGGTTTCCTGGGTTGTGCTATCTATCAATTTGCTAATGTAGGTTCCATGAGGCGCCAACATGGCTAATTCCGCCAAGGATAATTGACGATGATTGATGATGACGGGATACGAGGTATCTGGAAAAATGTCCGAGGTAATCCATATAGGTTCGGCAAGCTTGTATTTGAGCTTGAATTCTGTCAACAATTGTTTTTCGTGAACACACTCATGGGTACATTTTACCTGTTGTTCTTGTAAGTAGGGAATCAACGACACCAAGATGTCCGAGGGCATGTCCCGAACAGGATGATTTAATACCGTATGAGGTAGTATAAAACATGCCATACATAAGTTGAGGCGTT